TCAAGACAAAATCTTGCAAGGCTGCAGAAATAAAAAAGCTCCGTAAATCATAGATCTACGGAGCTTGTTTATAGTGGAGGCCGAGGTCGGAATCGAACCGGCGTAGGTGGATTTGCAATCCACGCCACAAAGCTAAGTAGATCAATAGGTTAGCACACAATTCGTTCCGCAAGCTATTGATTTTTATGAGCCCGCAAGCCCCGTACTCTGGGGAGGTCATTTTCAGTTGCGGAACAGTTTTTCAACACACGATTTTACGAAGACGATCCAATTGAGGAGTTTCGCCCCCCTGCAGATGACGGGATAGGTAGCCGTGTAGTAGCTTTGCGCCATCGAGCGCATACACGCCTAAGGAAGTAATTTTGAGCAGATCGCTAAGCGACCTAACCTCTCGTGATGCCGTGTTGGCGGCCATGCAGGAGTTTGATCTAAAGGGCCGAGTGTCTTTCTTAAAAACTTACGGATACAAGCCGTCAAGAAGCTACACACTGAGACACGAAGGCAGACAATACGACTCTAAAGCGATCGCAGGTGTCGCATACGGGCTGCAGCACGGCACTCCACTCAAAGCATCGGAGTTTTCCGGTGGTGAAAAAACCGTGGCCAGGCATTTCGCGGAGCTTGATTTTTCGGTTACCAAAACCCCGCATCCCGCGATCGCCCTGATCACCGGGCAGATTTACTTTCGTAAAGACCTTTTGGCTGCATACGGCGGGCAACTCCAAGCTGGTATCTGGACACCAAAAAGTTTTCCAGTCGTTTTCCTGTTTTCCGGCGATAGCGGCAAAGCTTATGGTTACGACGACAAATGGGCTGATGGCGTTTTCATATACACCGGAGAAGGCCAAATCGGCCCGATGACTTTCACAGGAGGTAACAAAGCAGTTCGAGACCACCGAGCAGACGGTAAAGACTTGCTGCTATTCAAAGATCTGGGGAAAAGCAAAGGAGTCCGATACGAAGGCGTTTTCGATTGCGCCTCCACGCAACTCGTACTCCGTCCAGACAAAGTTAACGATATTCGCCAGGCCATTTTGTTTAACCTAATACCTGTCTTTTCCTACGCTCAATTCGAACCTCAGAGCAGCGAACCAATAGCATCCTCAAGCCTCATGGATTTGAAAGCAGCGGCTTATGCAGCGGCCATTGACGTGCTGGCTCAGGATGACCCCGCGGAGGTGAAGCGAAGATGGTTCGAGCGAAGTGAAGCAGTGAAACGCTATGTGATTGCCAGAGCGGATGGTAAGTGTGAGGCCTGCAAAGAACCTGCTCCATTCAAAAAGAAGAACGGCAGTCCTTATCTCGAAGCTCATCACACGCATCGTCTTGCTGATGAAGGACCCGATCACCCCGCATGGGTTGGAGCTATTTGCCCAAACTGCCATCGCCGAATCCATTCAGGTGAAGATGGTGACGCCTGGAATTCCAAACTCAAGGACCAACTTCGAGCCATCGAACCAAAACGATAGTCTCTGGGCAGACACGGCAGCCTGGAGCTATTGGTTTCATGAAGTGAACACTTTTCGAAAAATACGTGCCTGTTGGATTGGCCGACGTTGACAATGTAGACAATTCACAGGGCAGAATACTGTGTATGTGTAGGTCACGAAGGGTAAAGAGGGTTCGCGATGAGCGTTGATGGAATATGGCTTGGAGAATTTAAACAAATACAAGCAGGCATAGCCGGTGCAGGGCATAAGCGTTACATAGGAGAGCGATACCTCTGCCGCTTCTGTGGCCGTGACAGTGAACACGCGACATTCAAAAAAAAGGCGCACGCCATTCCTGAATTTCTCGGCAACCATCAACTCATCCTCAACTCTGAGTGCGACAGTTGCAACGAACACTTTGGAAATGTAATTGAACCGCACCTAGAGAAGTACACCCACCCCTTCAGGACTTTAAGTGGAATCACCAACAAGGCAAGGAAAACACCGAAGCACAGTGATGAGCAAATCAGCGGTCTCCAGTTTAACCGCCACACAAACAATATGACTGTCAGCATGATGGATGATGATGCCTTCAAGCACCAAGCAGATGAAAATAAAGTCACTTGGGAAATGCAGAGGAAGCCGTTTATTCCCTACTTGGCTCACAAAGCGCTTTGCAAAATAGCCGTTTCGGTTGCCGAAGAGAGGTACATTCACTTTTTCGAACCCACATTGGAATGGCTTAACCCACACTCATCTCGCGAGATTGCGATCCGCCCAGCCATCGTCATAGAAACGCTAATGCCAGGGGTAAAATACTCCTCCTGCGTCTATAAGCTCTTTTTTCGAAACACTAATACTTTTCCGCACTGCCTGTTCTGGATTGCTTTTGGTAGCCATTCCCTGATGACCTTTGTACCTATCAAGCAAGATTTTAGAACTGGCGTGTCCCCTAAATCCGATCTGCCCTATATCCTCGATCCCCGATCAAAAGAGGACATCATCAGATTCGGAGGACTGTCTCATACTCAGCATGATTTCTCGTCTAAAGAACTCACAAGCTTCCCGCACACAGTCAACGTGCGATTTGATTCCATTGAAGAAATTTCACCACCACATTAACTCAATGCGATCACTGGGACTTATACCGCTTTGGCACAGAGTTGCCCGACACGGCCACCGTCCCTTCTCCTTCTTGCCCATGCGAATAGTACCAGCGGGCCTTGGAGGCAGCCTTAGCATGTCGAACAGCAGAGTGCGCCAGAGGTGGGGGAGAATGTCCGTGGGGCACTGCAAACGATTGGTAAAAACGCCGGCCACATCAAACATGGCCTGGCGAAGCTCAAGGGATCAAGTGCCGGCTAAGCCTCTTCGATGCAATTTCAGGGTCGCCGCCGGCAACCCAACCGATAGCTAATATAACTTTTTTAAAGGCATACTAGCCTCCTGCGGCCTTACAAAATTGCCTCCAGCCTTTTCGCTTCACACACTAAAAAGCCTGATTTCTCCCGACGCATGATAAATTGTTTGCCTGTACCCCTATGCATGATTAGGAAGGGAATCAAAGTGACGTCTGAGTCAAACCGCATTTCTGCAGCCAGTATTGCTTATACCGATCTAGTGTGTCGCGCATGGGGATGGTCATGGAGTGAGATGGGGCAAGCCGATGACGATGGTATCGATGGGCTTGCTTACCTGAGAACCATGGAATTAAATGCAAAAAAACCCACGGATCGACGTTCGTGGAAGCATCAATTCACAGGTGGACTAATCCACGTACAAGTAAAGAGCGGAGCTAGCTACGTGGCTTCCCAGCATCATGACTATCTTGAAATCAAGATCGCCAACCTGGAGAAAAAGCGGGAGCTTTGGCTGAAATCTTCCCTACCTGTAGCACTTCTGTATGTGAAGGAAGAGCCGCTAGGCAAATATCCCAGCAAAGGTTGGTGGGCGGACCTGAAGTCGGCTGACTCGTATACTGCAAGCGGTACCGTTATCGTCCCGCTCAAAAATCGATTTCAAGCAGGGCTTGAGTGTCGACGTCCATTTTCGCGGCTTGCAACGGGACAACATAGACAACTAGGCCTCACCGAAATTGACATGTCAAAACCTGGCGGTTTGCCGCACAAATTGAACACTCTGAAAAGAGGCTTGAAACTCGCAGCTCGGGATTTTTATCGACAATGGAAATCGGAAGGAGCTACGAATCCTAAACTGGGTAAAATTGTGATCAACCGAACCGGGTGGTCCCATATGACCCGCGTCGGGCGTCCGATCTCTCGAATACAAACGAGTTTTGAGCTTCTACCTGCAGCCGCACGCATAATAGCAACGGTTAAAACCTGGCAAATACTCAGGAGAGGAGAGAAAGAGAGAACGTTTCCAGATGGGTCTTGGGCAATCTATGACTATTTAGGGGTATCGGCAATGGTCAAGTGGCCTGCGCGCGAAGCATCAGAAGTTATGGTAATCCTTCGGCGTCAAACCATCTTTGGCGAAGATTCTGCGTCGAAAGGCACCAACAAGAAAATCAATGTTCTCGGATCGACGACTTGGTTTTATTCAGTCTACGAGCCAGGTCGACGCAAAAGAAAAATATGATCGGTGCAGCACTCTCAGACTGATCCAGACGCACCAGACGGATCTAGCACCGGCAGGCTAGTTTTTGAGATAGCCACTCTCTCTTGTGTGTGCACCGATCGAAAAAGAGTTTATCACATTTTTGGAAACGCAAAACGGATTGCAAGGCGCACTGCTTTCCCTCCAAAGATATGCTGCTCAGCAGCAATGAGCCCGTTAAAGCCCACAAATACGGTGCTTTAGCCCTACGCTCATGGCGTCCAGGGTCTACGGCGGCCCTAAATCGGTCCTAAACCACTACCAGTTGGCTGGTAACCTCACAGCTCCAACCACCTCAATTTGAAAAGTATCTGATGCAAAACCAGTCAGTGGAAGGCGGAGAAGGTATCTCGGTCGATTTTTTTTGGCTGTGAGGGTTTTCCAACTACGAGCAACGCTATGATGAGCTTCAGCATACCCACCTCATCATAAGGATCAAAGATGAGTACTTACTACCGATTCCGTTCTGCGGAACGTCTATTAGGAAGAGCGGCTAATGGTGACTCCCCAGCTCGCCCAGGTGAGCTTGACGACCTTACGATCTATTTCGCATCGCCACAGGAGCTAAATGATCCGCTTGAAGGCCATAGGGAAACATACTTTGAAGGAGACTTAATAGTATGGAGAAACTTAATCAAGCACTACACACTACTCCTATATGCTGCAACCATAAATGTATATGCCTCCGGTGAAGATGGCACCATCACCGATATCAATTTGCGACCACAAAACTTTCCAGAGCAATCACAGCAATTAATAAACAAAATCATCATAATGATTCTCTCATGCCCTCCAATTGCGGATTATATTAATTCCCTTGCAGGCTCCCAGCGAAGGGTTAGCAGACTCGAATTATCCGTGCATTTAATGACACTACATAACGCCATCCTCACGCACATCCTTTCCGAGTTGGAAGCGCCTCTCGAAATACCTGACGCGAACCAATTTAAAAGCGTGCTGAATAGTTTTCTTGATTTTATATCTATGCGAAGCAAGCAAATTTCAATCGAGGGATCCAACCCAGATACATCTGCTTATAAAGATATAAAATCCAAAATAAAACAGCAGTTTTTACGCGGAAACGCAGCGAGAGAAAGCGAACTTAACAAAGGCATGCTGCAACTATTTGTAAATTTTCCTGATGAGTTTTGCCAGCAAATCGACTATTTAATTTATCCACGCTGGTATGTCGCCTGCTTCATAAAAAGCTGCTCAAACTCCGCAATATGGGGATCTTATGGTGACAACCACAAAGGAATCTGCCTGATTTACAAGAGCAAAGAGTTTAGAGGCACCGATTGCTTAACCCTCCACCAGTTACCTTTCGAATTTGTAAAAGCCTACAACTGGGGACGCCCAAAAAATGAAGTATTTCTAGCAATGCCGCTTCAACTGCCTCTCGCGCAGGTAAAATACGAACCTATTTATACCAAGCCAAATTTCTTCACATCGCTTTTATATGACAATAAAGAGTGGGTATTACACTATTGGTATTCAGGCGAGAACGAGAAGATCAGCTCTTGTGCAGCTTGGCTCTCTGAAAAACCATCAATGCTTTTTCCCAACCATCGAAATTCATTTCAACAAAGCCTTACGACAAAAACAGCCCACTGGGAAAACGAGACCGAATCAAGAATTATAATATCTGGATTACCATGGAAGCCTGAAGAAAGGCTAGCAAAGTATTACTTTTCAGAGCTCGAAGGTTTGATTTTTGGCATTAACACGCCCGACGAGGTGAAAGTTAAAGTAATTAGAAAGATAGCATTTCATTGCGCCAAAGAACACCGCTCAAATTTCAAATTTTATCAAGCTCGCTTCGACGAGACGTACAGCACAATAGAGCATGACCACCTTAAACATATTACGTTTAATATAGACGGAACTTTAAATCTAACACCTGCAATATAATCAATTAACACAGCAAACGAATTGAGTACGACCAAATAAAAACCAGACAACACAAAGAGGCACCATTACGGTGACACACAAATTGGCGAGATTGAAACTAGTGTACACCAGAACAATTCTACAGTTGCTTCACGCTAAAGGCAGCCTAACGAATTGGGCGGGGCGGCATAGATTTAAAATACTTACTTTAATAGTCATTATGGCTTTTGGCGTTACGATCATATTGATGCCAGCACTACAACATAGCTCTAATGGATTCTTCAAAACACCGGAGAACTTAGCAGCACTTAAAACATTGCTGGGAGGGACGAGCAGCGCCTTGATAGGTGCTACAGCGATCGCATTTTCACTCATATTGTTTGCTATGCAGGTGAATGTGGAGCGTATGCCTCACGGCTTGTTCAAGCGCCTTAGCTCAGACTGGATACTACTTGGAACGTTTCTAACGTCGTTTCTCAGCGCGCTGACAGTTGGCGCAATGTCCCTAATTCCAACGTCAGACCTAGCCTTTCTAGCAATAGCGGTTGCTATGTGGTGCATAATATTAATTCTTAGTCTTTTTATTGTCTCCTATCGTCGCGCGCTTCTTTTGATCAGTCCAACAGCTCAGCTTTCAATCATGACCTTGCAAGTTCATAAGGAACTTAATAGTTGGGAGCGGAGATGTACAAAAGCGCGCCCGCTTATTGAAGCTTATCAGGACCAATCCGAAGCCGCTGTAGATAACAACGAGATTCAGTTTGACTTCGCAAAAGCAAAATACTTACAGATAAATGCTCATTGGGATCACAACGCACGCCAGGCGATCCAATACTCAATGTCTTATGCTCAACGCTTTTCTGAGGTCGGCGACCATGAGGTTGCAGCAACCGCAATCAATGGGGTAATACTGATAAATGCTACTTATTGCGCAGTAAAAAACAGAACTTTTATCGGAGACAGTTTATTCTTTGAAATGCCCGGATCGACTGATAGCTTTATAAATCTCACACTAGAAAACTTCCGACAAATGATGCGCCTAGCTCTCTCAAGAGGTGATGAGCAATTGGCAGAGCAGACACTTCGAGGAATTACTTCTTTAATTGGTGTTTATCTAGGCATTGACTATCCAGGAAGGCCCACCACAAAGAAGCATGCCGGCTTAGCCTCTGGTTACCTAGAGTCTGCGGTCGAATCGATCACACCACACAATATGCCAGATGTTATGATGGAAGGATTGCGACTCATGGGGAAATCTGCGCGAACAGTTTTAATGTTCGCGGGTTCCACCGAAATCATTACACTGACAAACAAGATCGCGCTCATATCGTATACCGGCATGATGAAACTAGATTATAGATCAGTGACACTGACTGCTTTTGAGCAGCTATCCTCGATCACTTTCGAACTGCTAATAAAGGCAAAGGATGACATCAGCCATCCTGTAGCCGAGCTTCGATCCGCCGTAAAAAACGCCGCACTAGTATTTCTCGAAGTTCCAAACACATCAATAACATCAATCCATAGCAGCTACCTAGCCCCCTACTACTCTAGTGTTAATATGAGTTCGCTTCTATCCAAGCTCACTCCACTCGCAAATGAAATTCTCAATGCGCCAAGCAATGACGAGAACGTTATCAGAGTAATAGAAAATATTGAGGTGTGGGCTAATCAACTTTACTTGCCGCAAAAAGACCTTCTATTGGCTGCAATGAACAAAAGATCAGGATTCACATCGGACCTCCTGCATTGGGCTGTCGGAATATCTGAGATATTATTGGCTATTGCTAATGCGCCTGCCTGTGATGAGCACGAAAAAGAAAGCCTTTGCCAACATGCGACCCGACTGCTATCTACTATTTCTTGGCTCCCTGATGATGTTGACTCGGTGCGTTTTGCAGAAAATTTTTCTGTAACCGAGTTACTATTTGATGCAGCCCTAGATGGCCGAAAATGGAAAAGCGAAGAGTACTATTGTTGTGCAAAAGACCTTCTTTTACAGTGGGCGATGAAGGGAGGAAAGCACCAGACTGGCTGGGGAATTCTAGCACGTGGACTAAAAGGACTGACTGGTTTGACTCTAAGCGATCCACAAGGCGATGTGGATGACTTCAAGAGCAAACTACAAAGAAGCTTAGCAAAGGTGACAGCCCCCTCACTAGAGTTGCGTCAATCGGCTGCACAAGAATTACGACGAGAAGCAGGAAGGCATCGCGGTCACGAGATGAGTATTTCAAAACTAGACCAGATCTTAGAGCGCATCGATCAAGCAGCCCTTAGAATTCTTATGTCAGAAATAGCTGCTTTGTTGGAGGGTGTCGAACAATAAAAGTTATCTATTCAAGCCCAAAAATTCTTCGATGTTTAACTGTGAGCGATTGAGAGGCTGACTTGCGGCGCCTCGCCCACGCTTCCGCGACCTTAGGCAACGACATGACCCTGCCGGTCTGGCTATGACGGTAAGATTTATCCGGATGCCAGCGGAGCGAACCTAGTTTTTAATGCATCTGGAGCGGTTGCAAGGATAACCGGGCTCACGCTGATCATCCCAGACCGAAGACTGTGCGACCTGGTCGAAACTCAGCGTGTAGTTGAGGGTGTCACCTACGAGCCGATCAAAGATCCTGACAAGTACCGCGCGCTGATCGACAATTGGTTTGAATGGGTAGATTAAGGAGGCCCATAGAAGTGGATATCCATGACCGGCGACCGGTGGCCCTTCCACCTGAGCTGGCACGTGAATGGCTGGATCCGGCGACACCCAAAGGACGTGCAGAAGAAATGGTGCTACACCAGGGTGAGCCGACAGAAGTTTTTGAGTGATTCAGGGTAGATCGAGATATTGGCAATGTCCACAACCAAGGTGCGGCACTCACGCTCCGACTAACCAGTCCCCCTTTGACCAGCGCGATGCGGGTGGTGGTGATACGACATGATTTATAACTTTCGTGTAATTAACAGTTTTAATGTGCAAGGCCATTCCACTAGCCAAACCCAGCAATAGCAAGCTCTTACAACCAAACTTCCAGCAAACTGAAAGCGACCACTTACTTAAGTACGTACGTAAATACCACTTTTCGTGTAATTAACAGCTGTAGGAAAACCAGCAATCTATATACACCCATTACCCTAATCCCTATTCACATATACACCCATTGCCCTATGACAAAGTAGGAGCTGCTGGCACACATACCCCCAAGTCCTAGGACAATGTCCTCAACCCGCTTGCGATCTAACGTTCAAATTATTTGTGATCAACCATTGACGAACACAACAGTAAACAACTAGTTTAAAAACAGATTCACTTCCTCCCCATCAGCGACCTCGCCAATAAGCGCGGCAGGTTTCTTTGCGAGAACAAAAAATGAATGTGCTGCTTCTTCTGATGGCGACTGTCGAGTTCCTTATCAAACTAACCGAGCTGCTACATCTGTGGGGAATTGGTTGTCCGGGATACTCGCCATGGTGATCAGAACAATCCACCCAGGGCAGCTGGCTCCCAATTCATGATCACCAGTTCACCGCTGACGTCGGCCTTTCCCTGACGCTGGTTGGTTGTGGTGTAGCGAATATCCAGGGTCTCGAAATGAAATCCTTCGAACACACGCCGGATGTCCGGGTGGTCGTTGATGCTCACCATCACCTTGCCTTTGCAGCAGCGCATGAAATCGGCCATCCGTTCGTAGTTCTCGAACGGGAAGTCCACGCCGTAACCGGCGGTCTGCCAGTAAGGCGGGTCCATGTAGTGGAAGGTGTGTGCACGGTCGTAGCGTTCGGCGCATTCAAGCCAAGGGAGATTTTCAACGTAGGTGCCAGACAGGCGCTGCCAAGCGGCCGAGAGGTTTTCCTCGATCCGCAGCAGGTTGATGGCCGGGCCGGTGGTGGCTGTGCCGAAGGTCTGCCCGGTAACCTTGCCGGCGAAGGCATGGTGCTGCAGGTAGAAGAATCGGGCGGCGCGCTGTATGTCGGTGAGGGTTTCGGGGCGGGTCATTTTCTGCCATTCGAACACCTGGCGCGAGCTGAGCGCCCATTTGAATTGGCGCACGAACTCTTCGAGGTGGTTCTGCACCACGCGGTACAACGTGACCAGGTCGCCGTTGATGTCGTTGAGGACTTCGACGGGCGACGGCTGGGGCTTCATGAAGTAGAGCGCGGCACCGCCGGCAAAAACTTCGACGTAGCATTCATGAGGCGGAAAAAGCGGAATGAGGCGGTCGGCCAGGCGGCGTTTGCCGCCCATCCAAGGAATGATAGGTGAAGACATGAGAGCAAGACCTTTACTGTATGGATAAACAGGTGCTAGGCTCGCCGCGCTTCGTGCACGGAGTAAGAGCCTTGGCTGGACTTGCAGGGACATTCTGCAGGGACGGCGGTCGAGCTGGATGTTGACGCATGCAGCTCGACCGCTCTTTTTACTTGGCTTTTAAAGAATTTTTAAGGTTTGTGCTCGGTTCGATTGCTATGCCTCTTATTAGGTGGCGATTTTTGATTTTCAGATATTGTCCAGCTCTGCGACATCAGGCATGATCAGCGCCGTTTACGGTTTCATGACGGAAGCATTCAGTTACTGCTTTCGCCTACTAACCGGTTGGGTTGCCGTCCAAAGTAGCCGGTCTCACTGAAAACGGCAGGTCTGAGCCAGTCACTTCAATCAACCGCCCTAAGGGACGACGGAGTGACATTTTTGGGAGGGATACGATGAGTATTTCTGAACAAAAAGGTTCGGCAGCTTTAGCCGCACGCCTAACGGCGTTCGGTGGCGTGGTCGGAGTGCTCTGCACTTACGGCTTGGCTCCAGTAGCCGCTGTCGTACTGGGCCTTTTGGCCGCCTTCGTTCTAGCGAAGGTCTAAAGCTAGAGTGGTTATGCGCGCGGGCATGACCACTCGCACTATCTTCGACACACGTACCTACCTGATAACTTCCCGCACATATGCTTGGCAGGCTGCTAAGGCAATCAATCCTCGGTCGCCGTCATGGGTGACGCCGATAATTCGTTGAGCATGCGCTGGGTCAAGTTGGGCTCTTGTGGGGCCATGAACCATGCCGCCGGTTGTGGTGGCTGATGACACTGTGCAGCCGTGGGCTGTATCTGTGGCGTCGAGTAAGACTGACAAGCGCAGATCAGCAGTGGCAAGGCGGTCGCGCAGGCGACTTTGATCACGTTGGGCATCGCTCAACACTCGGTAATGGGTTTGTTCACTGACGGAAAGCCGCTGCTCGAGCGCCAGACGCTTATCTAGCTCGGCGCGCTGTTGCGCGGCAGCGGCCAAAGCTAGTTGATTGAGAGTGTCGGTGTGCAGCTTGGCTTGCTCCGCCAGTTGCTGGCCGTAACGCCAGTCCTGGACCTGCCAGGTGAATGTGGCAGAACCACTAACCACGGCGACCAGCAGCACACCAATGGCAAACAGCCGATACGGCGCAGGGATTAAGTCGACGAGACGCATAGCACCGCCCTCGCCCGCTCCCAGAGCTGCAATCGATCCGCCAAGCCATTGAGGCCGCCGTTGATCTTGCGGGTGATCGCGTTGAATTCGTTTTGATCCGCCAGCGCGTTCAACCCATTCACCGACCAGAACCACGCGGCCGACTCAGCAGCCCATTGCGGCAATTCCAGCAGCTCTGGTGTGCGCAACAGTCGCTCATCACCAAACAACGCCAAGCTGCAACGCAGGTAATTGTTGTGGCCAGTGATCTGAATCAAACCGCGGCCGCGATAGCGCTGGCCATCGCCGTCCGCGTCAGGCGTGTTGCCCAGTTTTACCGCCAGATTACCGGTGTCGTACTTGCTCAGGTACTGCTCACCGCCCAACTCACGGACGTACTGCAGCTGGCCCGACTCGTGGCCCACCTGGGCCAGGAACGCCGCTTGCCGCTTCGGTGAATTGATTTGCCGTTGGGCCATGGCGGCGTTGAGTGCAGACACAAAAACGCCCGCTTGGCGGCGGGCGTTCGGCATGATGCGTTGCAGCTGTTGCTCAGTGATGGACATACAAACTCCAGGCATAAAAAAACCGCACGGGGCGGATTGGGATGCGCGATTGCGCGGTTACAGGTTGACGACCTTCAGCGGCTTCGCTGGCTTCTTCGGCTTCTTGCCCTTGGCATTGGCCTTGCCGCTCTTGCCACCGTTGCACTCGACGGTGGTCGACCAGCCGGCTTGTGTGTAGACCTGCTCGACAGAGTCCACCAGGTATTCGCCATCCAGACCAACCTTGAAGCCTTGAGCATTGATCGGCCGCTCGGCAAACAGGTCCGTGCGGCCGGGCATCTCGAAACGCACGTCAGCGCTCGATCGGTTGAACGCCGCCAAACGTGCTTTGGCCGCGGACTCGGCGGCTGTTTTGTTGGGGTAGATATGGCGTTCGGTATGCACCGCCGGCATGCCGTCCGGCAGGTCGTCATTGTCCAAAGACACGACCACCAGCTTTCCGGTTTTCTTGTCCTGATGTTTGGCGCCCACTGACTTGTGCGTGTTGCGATCGCCGAAGTTGAACTGCCAGCGGCTGACGTCGCTGCGTGTCAGGGTGATCGCGCCGAAGGCCTTGCCGCTGGCGGTCTGCCCGCCTTGACGTGGAATCACCAACAATTTGCCGTCCGCGACCTTGGCCGTGCAGTCGTATTGCTTAGCGAGACGCGTGATGAAGTTGAAGTCGGACTCATTGAGCTGGTCTGCCCGGGCAACCTTCGTCGATATCGGGCACACCGCCTGCCAACCGTTTCGCGCGGCGATGTCGCCGACGATTTTCGACAGCGGCACGTCTTCCCAGCTTCCGCTGCGAATAGTCTTGCCACTGCCGCGCATGTCGCTGGCCTTACCCTTGATTACGATCGTATCCGGCGGACCGGATACCGTGACCTCGTCGACGACGTAGCGGCCCTGTCGCGCCAAGCCCGTCTCGGCATAACCCAAATAGACTTCGATCCCGATTCCGCGTCGGGGCAGCGTCACCTGCCCGTCGCGATCATCAATGCGCAGCTCGAACGTGTCCGAATCCATGCCCGGCTTGTCGGTGGTGCTGAGCTGAATCAGCCGATCGTTGATCAAACCGGTGATATCGGCGCCATCAGCCACGATGCGAAACATGGGAGTCATGGATTTTTGTCCAAAAAAAACCCGCACAAGGCGGGTTAGAAAGTAAGGAGCTTTGAGTGATGAACAACACGAGTGTAGTCCATCAATCCCACAGCGTTACCTGCTCCTGGGCGGGCGCCGAAAGGTCCGGCAGTGTGATCAGCACCCCGGCCCGATATGGCTGCGGCTCATCGGCCAGCCCCTGATTGGCATCAAGGACTGCCTCGACGCTACCACTGAGATGGCCATAATAGTTATGACAGATGGTGTCCAGCAGATCCCCATCAGACGTTCTGCATGTCGTCGCCATAGCGCACAAACTCCAGAGTGAACCCTTGTTTACGCGGGATGCCGCCTTGCATCAGCGAGCTTTGTTCTTCCTCGACGCTTTTCAGGCACCAGGTGCCGAGCGCATCGCCGTAGCCCGTGGTCAGCGTCAGCGTCAGCGGCTTGAGCTGGGCGCCGATCTCACGCAGGGTGTCGAGCTGTTTCAGACCGCCTTTGAACCCGGGAAAGATCGCGCCCTTGAGCGTGATCTTTTCATCGCCCATGCCCACGCCTTGCTGTGCCGGTCGACGAGAAAGGCGCTCCTGCGAGGCCCAGCGAAATTCGGTCGACCGCCGCAACTCATCAAAGGCCGCCGTGTCCAGATTGAAGAAATATGGTTGCGCCTTGGGGTCTTGCGGCTGGATGATCAGCAGGTGCGGAAACGGCTTCACTGCCTCCGGTGCCGGTGTCTGATCCGTGGCAAAAGCCCCCGTGGGCACGATGTTGGCCAGCGACGGACTGACCTTGCCGGCGATCTTGTTGATCGCCGTCGCCGCCTTGCTCGCCTGCTCCTTCAACACGCCCATGCGTTCGTCAATTTGCGACAGCGCCCGGGTGGCCGTGTTGTAAGTGGCCACCACTTGCCCGACTTTGGCCTGAGCCGCATTGACCCCGCGCATGACGCGCTGAAGCTTGGCCCCGACCGCTGGACCGACAAAGGGCAAGCCCTCCAGCTCGGACGCCGCGCCGGTGATTTCCCCGATCGCGCCATTCACAGGTCCCAGCATGCCGTCGAGGCTGCGCCGGCCGGTTTCCCCGGCCGTGGCCAGAAACTTCAGGCTCGACTGTAGCTGCTGCAATGCAGTCTTTTCCTGATCAGACATATGCCCTCCTGATTAAACGTGCGGCGCGTCGTAGAGTTTGCTGCTCTCTACGCGCTGGGCGATGTCGCGTTGATGCTGATCGAGGAACGGTTTGAGCTGGGCATACAGCTGCGCACCGTCCTTCACGTCGCCGTTGACCGTCAGCGAGAATGGCGCCTGAATATCCACCTTCGATTCAATTTTTGGCGCCTCTTTCGCCGCCATCGGCTTCACCAACGCCCCCGGCGCCGCGTCCGCGCTGGCCGGGGGTAACATCATGGCTTTCGCGGCTTCACCTGGCTGCGGTGCTGGATCTTCAAGACCCGATCGAATGACTTTGGGTCGACGCAACTCCGAGCCTGGGAAGCGCACCTTGTTGGCAAAGTGTGGCAGCAGCATGGCGTCCTTCGAGTTGAGGTCGCGCGGGTCATACGACACCGGCGCCGCGGCTGAAACAACCGGAGCGGCCGTGGTCGCGGCGATGCTTGCCCCCAGCCCCGTCCCTTTGCCGGGATTGGCCAGCATCAACGGCCCCGTCATCGGCGGCGCGAAAGACTGGGCAATCCCGCCCAGTACCGGCGGGATGTCCTTGCCGGCATTGGGCATCATCAGCGGCCCGGCGGCCGGCATCCGTTTCAGCTCATCGGGCGTGCCAAACGCCGCCTTACCGACCACGCCGCCCAGAGCATCACCGCCCATATAGCCGAGGTAACCGCCGATCAAGCCGCCGATGATGTTGCCAATCACCGGCACGGCCGTACCGATCGCCGCCCCAGCGGCTGCCCCAGCCAGCGTGCCCGCCAGTCCGCCCGCCGCCTCTCCGTAACCTTCGGCCTTTTCGTCCTGCGTCACCGCGTTGTCGTAGGTGTCCTTGGCTTTCAAACCGGCCTCAACGACCGCGAAGATTGCCGGCCCTTTCACGCCCGTCGCCACAGTTCGCCCGAAACTTCCGGCAGAGCGTCCGACTGCACTGGCGGCGCTGGCCGTGCTGGCCGCTTTGGCCGAACCGCCTTTACCACCGCGGCCGCCCTTCTTGCCTTTCTTGTCGCGTTTGCCGTCGTCGTCCAGATCGCCGGCATCCAGACCACCACCCCCCGCGCCTCCACCCACCACAATGACCTTTTGCGGGATGTTCGGATTTCCCATCAGCGAGCCGCGGCCGAGGTTCATCAACCCCTTGGCAATCTTGAAGGTACTCGTGGCGCTCTGAAAGGCGATCACCGCTGCGACGGCCGCACCAATCCCGGTCACTACTTTGGGCGATTCATCCGACAGCTTGCTCAGCCCTTGGGTGACGTAGGTCAACCCATCCGCCACCTTGTCCGTGACAGGGCGGAACGCGTCACCGATCGCGCGCATGGCTTCAGCCGTGCCTTGCGCCATTTCCGACCATTTCTGCGCCGACGACTGCCGGCGCTCCTCCAGGTTCTTGTCCAAGATCCCGGTGGCATTAGCCGAGTCCTTTTTCAGACTGGCGTACAATTCCTTATTTTGCATGAACGCCGTCAAGGCTCCCTTGACCTGCATATCGGCGAACAGATCGCCGGTTCGCAAGGCTTTCTCCAGGGACGCGATCATGGCTTTGGCTTTTTCCGGGTCCGCCTCGTTGCTGATCCTGGCCGTGGCTTCGGCCATGGCGGCAGCTTTCTTCGGATCGGTTGCCGCGATGTATTTCTGGGCCAGTTCAAAGCTGGATTCCAGCGTGGATTTGCCGTTCTGCAGGCCGGTGTTCATCGACGCCTGATAGTCGATCCCGGCCTTTTTGTAGGCCTCAACCGTTTCACCCGAGCCGATTTTTTCCATCCAGTTTTTCAGGTTGTTGGCTGCTTCGTCGGCACCGCCGGCCGTCTTCATCTGCACCTGAAGCATGGCGCCCAGTTGCGTCACCGAATCCATCCCGGTGATGCCCAGCTTGCCCATGCCCGCCAGCAACTCAGGGAACCAGCGCGCCATATCGACCGCTTCAAAACTGCCCGCCTGCCCTTGGTAGGCGATCGCCTCCAGCGCCTTTTGCATCTGCGCCGGATCGGTGATCTTGGCGTTCTGACCCAGGGCGTTGATCATGCGCGCCGTTTCCCCACCATCCGAGCCCTGCCCCACGGCGAATTTGGCTGCCGTCGGGGCGTATTGCAGGGCCTTGTCCAGCTCCATGCCGGCACCTACCAGGGCGTTGACCACCTCGGCCACCTGATTGCGCGCCATGCCGGTATCTCGCGACGTGTCGATGATCTTCCTCGACATCTGCGCTTCTTCAGGTTTGTTGGCAATGTTCGACTTGATCGCGATGTCCCGAATGATCGCGCCGTAGTCCGCACTGATCTTGGTCGGAATGGCCATCGCCGCCGTGGCGGCCACGGCTTGGCCGACACTGCTTTTGAGTTTCTGCTTGCCTTCGTCGAGTTGCTGGTGACCTTTGGTCTTCAGCTCGGCTTTGTGCGCCGCCTGCCCCATGGCCGCGTAAGCCTTGGTCAGATTACGAACTTCTACGCCTTCTTTCTTCAAGATGCTGAGATTGCGTTCAAGCTGCTTTTGTAGCGCGGAGGCCCCCTTCTCGCCCGCCATGTGCGCCTTGCGCCACTCATCATGCAGACGCATGGTGTCGCCAATTGTCTTTTCGAGCACCCGGGCTTTTTTGCCTTCCGTCTCTAGGCGCTTGATGCGACTGGTGACATCCTTGAACGCCGAGCCCACCGTGGAGCTGACCGCCCCGCCAATGACCAGGCCGAGCGCGAGTTTGTTCGCCATGTGCGTACCCTATACGTCGGGGAGTTCGAAGGCGGCTCAATCCGTGAGCCACCAGAGCATTTGATCGAAGGGCAGCGTCTCGATCTCGGCAGCAGAGAAACCCGTCTCTTTTGCCAAGCGCTGGGCTGCCACCCTTAGCGTGACGGCGTTAAACGTCGTCTTCTTCGACCAGGCGAAAATAGCCCGCCGAAAGTCGGTTGTAGTCCTTATATTTCAAGGTCAACAACTCTGGCTCGGTGAGCCCGGTCATGGTGCAAAACAACGACAGCTCCTGTATTTCATAGTCGCCATTGCCGGCGACCTTGGAGGCGCGCCAGTCCTTGACGCTGGGTGCGCGCATGGTCAGCGCGTCGGTCATGACGTTACTAATCAGCGTTGGATACCTGAGCGTTACGATGACGCCTTCCTCGGTCAGCTTCAGCCACTTCGGCAAGGTCGGTACGGAGTTGTCTTGGCTTACTTGAGTCATGTTCTTTGTCCTTAGAGGCCTACAGCCGAGCGTTCTGCTGCCAGTTGATCCACACCGTCGATCACCTGAATCATGTTGATCGGGTCGATTTCGTACATCACGCGACCGTCGATCTCGAGCTTGTAGTAAACGGCCTTGATCGCGTGCTTGATTTCCGCTTTGTCGCCTGACTTCCAGTCGCCCATGTCGACCTCTTTGATGCCGCCTCGCAGGGTCACCACGACCGGAGTGATCGCACCTTTCAGGCCCCGGAATGCCCCCCGAAAAACAATGGTGCAAGCGGTCTGATCGGCCAGACCGAAGTACTTCAGCGACTCACGGCGCACGCCATTGGTGGTAAACGCAGCCTCCAGCTTTTCCAAACCCATGGCCATTTCAATCGGGGCGGACATCCCGCCGCCCTGATAGTCATCGGTTTTTTGGGTCAGCTTGGGCAGCGAGAGGGTTGGCACGTCACCGGCGAAACTCACACCGTCGACAAAGGCGTTCATGTTGGAGAGAACTTGAGGAATCATTGAGCGGCCCCCTTAGGCGGTTTCAAGAACTTCGGTCAGCCATTCGTTGGTGACTTCAATAAGGAAATTCGGGTTTTCTGCCGGCGGTACGTCGGTGAAACGGATGCGCCAGTAAATTTTGCCCTGCTCGATTTGGCTGGCCGTGTTCCGCTCCGTGTCGGCGTAGACTTCGAAGTTGATCACCGCGCCGGCGTTCTTCTGGTCGCGCATGAACGCCTGAAGGCCTTCGGTCACGTCCTGTACATAGGTCTTGGTGATCGAGCGATCGACCGCCCATTTGTGCCCGGCCTGGATCGCATCCATGAGGATGTCGCAGGTTCGCACCCGAGTGACAAACGCCCATTTCGGATCGCTGGACAGCGTGCGGTTGCCCCACAGGCGATAGCCGCCGTCACGCAAAATCGTGGCGATGTTTGCGTTATTCAGCAGGTTGGCCCGGCAGGTTTCGTCACCGTCCAGGTACTCGATCGGCCGCGTGGTGCCGGTGATGCCGACAAACTCCTTGTTCGACGGCGATGCCCAGTAGCCATACGTGGCGTCGGTCCAGGCAAACAGGCCGGCCACCCACGCCGAACCCGGGGCGTCGACCGTGGCACTGAGAAAGGTGTCCCAGTACTTGACGCCGGGGTCGACCAGATACAAGCGCTTACTGCCAAACTCCAGGGCGTAGGCCATGGCCGCCTCATCGGTGGTGTTCGGGCCGTCGATGATGGCGATCGCGCGCAACTTGCCGGCCAGGGCGTCCATGGCCGTGGCCACGGCTTGGGTCGCCGAGTGCTTCGGAGCAATCAGCAGTTTCGGTTGGGCGTTGTGCTTGCTCTTGCCATCGAGCAGCGCTTGCAGGCCGGTACGCTGACCATCGGCCAGCACCCCGCCAATGATGGCGGACGTTTGCAGCGCAGCGTCAGCCAGCTTAGGCACGCCGATGGCGACGATCACCGCCTTGGCGCGCACGTAGATCGCCTGGGCGGCCTTGGTGATCGCCGAGTCAGGGCCGAACGCGGCAATGGCCTCGCGCTCGGAGGTGATCAGCTTCAGCTCGCCCGCCAGCGCTGTACCGCCGCCGAGCATGCCCGGGGTGAAGGTGTCGCACAGGCCAATGATCGACGACGACGGCAGCGAGATGGTGCGCGCACCGGTGTCGATCAGCGTGGTGGTGACGCCGTGAAAAAAGCCACTCATAAGGGTCAATCTCCAGAAACGAAAAAGCCCCGCATAAGCGAGGCTGTCAGGGATGGTCGTGTTACGCGTAACGGAA